TCCAACTAAACCAAGCAAAGGTCTATCTCCGTCTGAATCTTCAAAATCTAAACGAGCGTGTGAGTCTCCACCGTTTCCAGTGTCACATGCAAACCAAATTCTTTGCAAAGCTCCAAGTTGTGCAGCTCCCGCTACTGTACGTGCTGAAGAATCAAAAAATACTGTTGTACTTCCTGTACCGTCAGATTCTACCACTATTTTTAGTGTTACTCTTTTGTCGTTTTCTTGTAGGACCTCTGGTCCTGTTACTGTGTCTGCCATATGTTTCCCTCCTTAATTAAGAAACTGTGGGCGCCGAAGCGCCCACATTAGTATTATGATTCTTACGAATCTGTGAAAGGTGTTGCTAGCGTTCCATCACCCATCAAGAATGCTTCAACAAACCAAGTTGTTGTGTTCACTCCTGTAAGTCTAATGAAACCACCAGTTAACCAACCTTGTTCAACCGCACCTAAATCGATAACATCGTTAGATGATGCCGGATGAAAGTTATCAGTTTCACCAATCTCTCCTGTATCAAACAAGAAAGCTGTTCCTAAGAAACCGTCTGTTCCATCGGTAGTTGCTGTCTTAATTTGACCAGCACCTGTGAAAGTAGTCTCTACAAAAAATTCATAGTGAATACCTGCTGCTGGTGTAGGTAAAGTTACTACAATACCTGCTGCTCTATTAAAACCGTAAGCCGTCCCTGAATCTGCAGACGTTAAAGTTTTAGTAGCAGCTGTAATTGATTCGTAGTCTCTAAGAAAGTTAGTAGCACCTGTAAGTTTAGATGTACCTGTTCCAGAAATATTACCACTAGAATCAACAGTGTAGTTAGTTGTTACTGCTCCGGTAGCGGCAGTTACAGTGATTTGTTTAAAACCATTTTCTGATCTGACCGCGCCGTTAAAAGTTGTATTAGCCATATTTGTCTCCTTTTACGCCAGCATCGTCTTGAGAATTGTCGACTGCACGCGTCTATGCTGACTGTTTTATTTGTGCAGTACTGTGAATATACTCTTTATTAGTTATGAATACAATAAAAAAGGGCGGCCGAAGCCGCCCTAATTTTGTTTTGTATTGCTTTTAAGAATTAAGCACCTGGTGAACCAAAAATACCACGCCAGTCAGACCAACCGAAGCTGTATCTTTCCCTAGCTTTGTATTTAACGTTACCAGTTTCGAAATCACCTTCCATAGAAGTAGCTACTGCTGCTCTTTGGAAATGCTTCATTCCATTAGGTACATCCGTCTTAATGAAGAATGCATCTGTATCAGTTAAGTAGTTATTTACTACATAACCTTCTGGAACCATGCCCATACTTTTCACTGCATTGACGTCATTATCAGCAGTTGCAGTTCTGCCAGCAGACTTCATAAGTCTTTCAGCTGTGAACTGTAATGCTGATGGAATGATCATCTTACGTGCTTTAGCAGCAACTTTTAGACCTCTGTCATCAGTTAAAGCAGCAATATCAATTAATGCTTGCTCTAGTGATGTTTCGTTAAGGTCTGCAGCTGTTGTAAGCTCGTTTTTAACGTCTCCACCAGTAGTACTGTGGTCAGTTGCACAAAGTTCTTTTGAATCACCGCCAGTATAAGAACTGTTAAATGCTCTGTTAAGAACATTAGCAGATTTTACCTGTTTCGTGTGAGCCATAGAACGTGCAAGTGCTTTCGTATAACGAGTGCTGACTTTGTCGTAAAGGTTATCCTCTACAGCCTCTTCAGTTATTGAGAAAGCTAATGCCACTGTCTCATGGGTGTAACGTGCTGTGAATGACTCAGATGCAGAATCAAAAGTAACTGAACTTCCTTCAGGTTTTACTTGTGATGCTCCGAAGCCTGACATCATCACTTCTTCTTCAAAAGCTCTGTCAGAATTCTCTGTGTCAAATATTTCAGCATGTTGGTTTTCGTATTGTGCGTACTCTAGCCCGAATAGTGCATTCAAACCAGGTTCTAACTCTTTAGCAAGTTGTGCTCTGTTTATAGCCATAATTTAAATCCTCCTATTATGCTATGGATGTTCCGGTAACTAACTGGTGTTCGTCACCATTTACCATTACATACGCGTTACAATTTGCAGATGAGGTATCGCTATTATCAGGATCTTTAGAAATTCCGAGTTGTTGGAAATTCCCTGAAGTAGCGTTGGTATCTGTGTCTAATTCTGCTTTTGATATGCCAGTATCAGTGTTTCCACTTAAACCTACATAATCAAAACCTGCAAAATTTAGAGCAGCAGTACCTGTACCATCGTGTTGCACTTCGAAGACGATCTGTGGATCGTCATAAACATACACAACTCGTTCTGTAGCTGAAGTAGAAGCTTTCCAGAATGATTTAAATGTAGGTTTACCGTCTGAATCAGTGTACTGCGCACCACCAAAAGTACCCAGGATCAGTCCTACTGTTCCTGTTGAGGTATCAATTGCATGCTGAATACCGCCTGCTGTCACACCAACCACTGGTTGGTTAGTATAGATAGCAGTACCATATGTATCAGCAATTGTGTGCTCGCTTGTACGAACCTGTCCACCGCTTAATGACCTGCAGGGTCTAAACCCAAAGGCCGCGTCTTTATTTGCCATAATTATAGTCCTCCTTAGACTAATAAATTATTAGTTATTAATCCAAAATCTTTGAACAATGTTGTTAGGTGTAAAATCTATTTAGATTCTTTTGCACCGCCAAAGCTTACTCTCGATTGCCTATCTGGATTGTCTATAGGCATACTAGGATGCTGCTCCCTTAGAAGATTATTATCAACAGCTTCCTGTTGATCCTCAGTTTGCTGACGGAAATATGCATTTCGTTCATCAACAATCTCTTTAGGTATTTTGGCTAGCAGTAATCCACCTACTGAAACAACGCCTTTCATAGCTCCATCGTCAACTGTTGGGGCATCGAAGTCTGCAAGTTCTTCCAGTCTAACTGGTTCGTAACCTTCTCTCATTCGAGATGCTACGTTCTTCTTGTCTTCTTGTCCCATGACTTCAGCACGAATCCAACGATATTGAAATCCTGCTGGTGGCTCAGGCGCGTCCAACCTAGATGGTGGTCGCCAAGGCTGCCTTCTGGCAGTTTTCTCTCTAGTTTGAGATGAGCGTGAGGTTTTTGTTTTTTTATTCATATGCTACTCCTTCACGTATTTAGCGTATTCTTCTAATGGCACACCTAGCTTTTTAGCGATTGCAACCTGTGAGGGTGTGAGTCTGACAGTTCGTTTTCCATGTTTGGAAACTGATTTTACAGCAGGTGCTACAGTTTGGTCAACTGTTTTTTTACTTTTCTCTGCTTCAAACTTATGTGGAAATTGTTCTTTAATTTGACGATCTATTTCACCGTAATAATCATCAGATTTAGGATCATAGCCTTCTTGTTCAACAAGTTTTCGATGAACAGCAAATGCGG